AAAACCTCGGTGGCGACCGCTAGAACCGCCGACTCGACTTCTGAAACTCCAACGTAGGTGCTTGCACCGCTCAGGGTTGCAGTTCCAGCCGGAATCAGGTTTCTTTTCTTGATGTCGGCATTAGTGATCGCCACTCGGAAGGTCGTATCGCTCAAACCGTCAGCGAGAACGGTGTGAGTGCCGTTGAAAGGAGAGCCAGCATTAGCGATCACGACGCTTTGACCTTCGTTGAACACCTGGACGGCATCGAAGGTGAACATTGCTTGATTGTCTTGCAATTCGACCGAACGAATCGGGCTGGAGTAACGAACGAGCATCGGCAAGACGACCGCTTCGGCGGTATCGATCACGTCGTCCAAAATTGCGTCCGAGTAAAGGGCAGACGAAACGCCGAGAACCGCACGGAGTTCACTTGCGGTGATAATTGTTGGCATTTCGTTCCTTTCTGTTAGGGATCCCGGGCTGGCTCGGGATCACACCAGCCCGGGACTATTGATTACTACGCTACGGTGATATTACGGAACGCAGTTGCATACTTGCGTGCACATGCGACGTAACCATAGACGCCGACTTCATATTGCGCGTTAGCGACAACATTGGATCGGATTTGGATTGCTGGTGAGCGGTAGAAGGTCGCTGCGTCAGACGCATAAACGACACCCTTGATGCCGGTTCCGGTGTCGATGTTTGGATCGACAACGAGTCCGAGTCCTGCGATGGTTCCAGCAGTTGAGCCCTGAGTCATAAGACCGGCTGCGTTGCTTGGAGCGGCTGCTGCAAAGAGCGGACGACCATCGAGGTCAACTGCTGCCAAGAGCTCGGCGAAATTGCCGGTGTCTGCAAGGAAGCGGTTTGGTGTGCGACGAAGAACGCCGAAAGCGTCTGCAATACCATCTGCGATACCTGCGTAAAGTGTTGCGCCGGATGATGTGCCAGGTGCGCCAATTGCGATGCTGAATGCGTAAGCATCAGCCTTCTGAGCCCATGATGCAGCAAGCTCGCGAAGCAAAACGTCAACATAGCTTGGGTCGCTTCGCTCGATGAGCTCTGCGTTGATGATGTTTGCGCCACCGATCTTGACGACGTCAACTTCGAGTGAAGTGATGGTCGTGTCGGTTGAATCAAGCTCAACACCCTCAGCGGTAACTGCGGTGGTCGCCTGGACGCCGATAACCGGACGATAGAACTTCATGCCGGTTGCTGGCAGCGTTCCCTGCTCCAAAGAGTCAGCGAATGGCATTGAGTCATCGATGATGCCGATCAAATCGCGAAGATATGTCGGTGGAACTACGCCGATATTCTCGGAAGTAGTAGCGACCTCCAAAGCTGCGACGAGATCGCGAGCATCGGAATCGCCTTGCGCTGCGCGGATTTGCGCGAGTGCGTATTGTCCTGCGGTGACGTTGAGATTCACGCGAGGAGCGGTGAACATAGGTGCAGACTTAGCCTGAACCTCTGCCACCGGTGCTTCTACCGTTTCGACGGCAGGAGCTGGAACGGTAGTGTCGGACACTTGTTCTCCTTGTGTTGTTGGTTGATCCTCAGAAGCGGATGCCTCCTCGGAAACTTGTTCGTCGCTTGCTGCGACCTCAGCGACTCGCGCTGAATCGATGGCTGGCTCTGTGACCAGGCTAACTTCGATGAGCTTGGCTGATGAGATGACCATCGCGCCATCCTCTGATTGCCATTCGTTCAATTTGACGCCTACTGAAAAGCCATCGCGCAATCCTTCGGCTGCTTCGACCAAAGCATCGGACGCTGCGCTGGTATTTGCCAGCTTGAACTTGGCTTCGATGCCGGTATCGGTAACTTCTGCGCTGACCATCTTGCCGATGGGTCGGGTGAGTTCATGCTCTAGTAAAAGCTTGACGTTCTTGTTGAATTGAATTGAATCTTTGCTGAAAACGGTGCGTCCGGCTGATGTGTTGCCTTCTTCGCCCCAGGTCACGATTCGACCGGTGAGAGTGCGCGACTCGACGTCTGCCGCCGTGATAGTCATTGGGTAATTGATCTTCATCCTAAGAGATCCTCTGCCTTTCTAACTTCCTCGACGGTCATCGCTCCGATGCCGGTGAGAATCTGATAAATCTGCGCTCGCTCTAATGGATTTCCACGAAGGAAGTCATCTAGGTCGAAACGAACGTGAGTGCCTGCTGGTGTGAAATCATCCATCGAAAGACGTGACTCGATTGCGGTCAGAATCGGACGAAGCGAGAAATCAATCAACGAACGACGCTCAGTTGTTGCGTTTGAATACGTCATCGACGTATTTTCAGCACCGAGGAAATATGCCGGGATTCCGCATTGACGCGAAAGCTCCAACGCGATGTATTGACGAGCCTCGGATAATTGAAGCGACTTAGGATCAAAGCCCAACGCCTGTAATTCGACGTCGGCATTGAGAAACGCAGTTGCGCGATTTTGTCGGCTTACTTTCCAAGATTCTAAAAGCGACTTGATGCGCTCCGAAGGTAGGTTCGTGCCGGTCGATTTGAGAACCATCGTCGGGAGCGGTTCTTTTGCATAGAGTTCGGCAGCCTTTTCTAATTCAATTGCTGCTCTGATAGTGCGACCGGCACGATTCAATAATCCCGAGTCGGCGAGGTTGAAAAATGGAATGATGGAACCGACACCGCTTGCAGGTGCTTCATATCCGTTGACGGTGTAACCAAGAATTTCGGTTCCCATTGGATTTGTTTTCATTGAAACCCACGTCGGATCAAGGCGTGTCCATCGACGAACGCGACCGCCATCTGAAGCGGCATACATGTCGAGAACTTGACCGTATGCGACTCCATAAAGCCAAAGATCCTGAGCAAGATAACCATAAATCAAGGACGCAGGAACGCGAGGATCGGGCTGACGAAATGATCGCTCGACCGGGATGCGTTGACCTGTTGCATCGTTGAATTTCTCAATCGGTAACGAACCAATCGTCGATGTGATGATTCCGTTAGCGCGTGCAACGGCTGGAACACTTAGAGCGGAAAGTCGCGGAACGCTAATTACACCGCCAGCAAGATTCAGCGCGGTTTGATTGACGTAAAGAGGTGCGAGAGAAGCTGCAACGTCAACTACGTCGTCAGATTGTTTTGGAGTGCCGAATAAATCGGAAAGGACGCCCATTGATGGATAATTCTAGCACGAATCGCCGTCTAATAAACGAAACCGCCGGCGTCCAAAACCGGCGGTCGCGTTTCCTGGAGTATCTGACTCCGGGAGCGGATCAAGCAAGTTCAGCCTACGACAATATCGATCCCATCGTCAACCCGGGTCGCAAAGTGCGTAACCAAAGCCGAAGCGACGGCAGCGCAGACGGTTGCGCTGGATGCCCGACGACCGATAACCCATGAACTATCCCCACGTTGATATTTCACGGCTGAGAGAACCTGCTTACTGAATTCCTCCTGACCGGAGTGCCGAAACCTTCCTGAATTGATGGCTCCCGACCATTCGTCGCACGCTTGCATGTAATCGTTGCCATCGACGTCATGCACCGGGATTCCAGCCGGGATGAGTCGAACCGCGATCGCGGACGCGGTTTGCTTCGAGTAGGCAAGCGTCTCGACCTGATATTTTCGAACCCAGGGCGCGATGTCGTTCGCCAGGGCTTTATCATCGAGAGCCAAATCGTTTTTCCATGTCTGCAAGAGGACGACACCGAATCGATCGCCATCGAGCTTCTGTGCTGCAACCAAAGCCGCTTCCTGTCGGCTTGGGCTGAGATCAATACCGAGCCAGGTCGTCTTTTGAGGATCGAGGACAATCTTCTCATCCCGGCAGGATTCCCATTGGTCAGGATCAACCGCACCGTTCAAAGTCGTCACCCATTGGCACAGCATTTCGGTTCGGATCGTGTCCGGTGGATCATTGAGAGCCATTTTGAGATTCTCAGGATGGATTGTGTAGCCGAGCGATGGATTTGCCTGCGCTAAGCCTTTCCACATGGTCATGGATCCGTCGATGGGAGTGTCCGGATGTGCCGAATACTCCCACCAACCGATATCGTCACCTGAACCGCTTAGAGAGGCTAAAGCGCGTTCACGCAACGAATTCAGAATCACC